CGTCTTTCCAAGCTACTTTACCTGTAATCTCATCATCAATAGCTGATTCTTCGATATTTATGTATTTTGAAAGAGCGCTCTTAAGCTTAACCACCTCTTCTTCCACCCCAAGATCTATACCGCTAAAATCTATATCGTCAATAAACCTATTTTGTATGTTAGCTAATTGCTTGTAAACATCTTTTTTGCCTGGATTTTGATCAAGCAATTTTCTTTCGTTAAGTTTTATAAAAGACTCTTTATATTCTCTATCAAGACGATTAGCTTCCGATACCTCAATATCTAATGAAGATTCAAATAATCCATCGACGTATTGACGAGCGGCTTCCATTTGTTTTTTTCCGTTTACGCTTTCAAAGTTTACGCTTCCGTCAGGTTCTATTAATATTAATTTATCGTTTTTAGCAGCTTCATTTTTATCTCTAGTAAAATTATAACCCAACATATTATCCGCAAGTATACTTGAAGTGTTGTCTTCATTTGCTAAAATAGAAGTTATCATATCTTCCTTTGCCTTATTCATTTGCTCCCTACGCTCTTTAGTTCCATAGGCTTCATTAAGAGGCATCTTAACTTTATTACCAAATTCGTCTGTAAAAGAGACATTTCCTAAATTATCAACAATGTCTTTAACAGCTTTGTTTACATCATACCTGTCATACTCCGCAGTTGATAACCTAAGAAGTTCAGATACATTTGAAAAATCATTTGGATTTGAAGATAGGTTTCCGTCAGAATCTCTTTTAGCTACATTAACCTCTGCTGTTAACGGATTAATATAAGCTCCCGTTCCGCTAAAATTCATAAACCCTTCCATTTGGCTTCGGAGATATATCTCTCTCTTACTGCTCTTCATTGTTTGAGCGCGCTCCATAGCTTTGTCGTAATTAGCATTAAAGCTTTTACCTGCTTGAAACATAAGCGCTGTACCCTGGTCTAGGTTAGCTCTTTTTTTATAGTAATCTCTTTCCTTAATTCTTCCAGACTTTAAATCTGCAAGATCTTGTCTTGCCTGCTCCATGGCGTCATTAGAAAAATCTGCCATAAACCTATTTACTTCAGCATTACTTCCTTGTGGTTGATCTAATAAATCTTTTGCGTATTTAGAGCTAGCTGCATCAATAGCTTCTTTTCTACCTTCTCTATCTTTTACTTCTGCTGATATCGCATCCGTCATCTGTTTACCGATGTCGGCCCAATTTATTTGCGTAGGTTGAGAGTCTCTTACGTAACCGTATCCCATATTATAATTTATTTAAACTAGAGGAGTGTTCCTCGTTGTAAATGCGTCTAAGTACCCTTGATCAAAAATATCATTGTTAAGATCTAGAGATGCGTCACTATTAATAACTCCTCCGGTCGGTACAAGTTGCTGTTGAAGAGCTAAGTCATTGACCATTGGAACATCTGTTTTTCCATATAAACCAGGTAGCTTTAATGCTTGAGTTCCTATATTCACTAATCCTGTAGCGGCCTGTTGCTTTGCTGCAGATGAAGCAGCTCTAGCGTCTGCGGCTTGTTTTTGAAATCCTTCAGCTGTTTTTGTTTCTATTGTTGTTAATTCACCGGCAAGCCTAGCGTCTTCTTTCGCGGCTAATTTTTGTAGCGTCAATAAATCTTCTGTCATACCAATCCTAGATCCTTGTTGAGCTTTCTGTGAAGCAGCTAAAGCTTTCCCTGCAATTACTGCTGCCCCACGAGATTCGCCTTCTTTCCCAGCTTGAACAATTTGTTGAGCTCCAGATAAAAAAGCTTCTCTCTCTAATTCGTAAGCCTCCTTGTTTATGGATAAACCTTCTAGGTAATTAACAGATAGTTGTTTTCGAGCCTCCTCCATGGCTTTATCTGCTTCTGCAGCTGCATCCTGAGCTGCATCTCTTTGCTTGCCTGCCTGGATAAAACTTGCTGCCGTACTTCCTGCACTCATTGCTAATCCAATTCCTGTTGCAATTGTTGAAAACATCGCCATATTATATCGTTTTTATCATTTCTTTCGTGTAACTATCTCCAGCTACATAGCCAGAGTTCTCGTAGGTTTTAATTAAACCTTCATGTTTTATAAGGGCATAGATATATCTGCTCCCGTTGAGCTCACATCCTTTTGTTAAACTTTCTATTAATATACTCAACGCGCCTTTTCTATTTCCTTTATAATCTTTATTAGATATAATCCAATCAACCCAAGATACTTTTGAGTTTGTCATATATATAAAACCCGCACAAACAGGTGTCTCATTATCTAAAACCATTAAACCAGCCTGCCCGTCTTCAGGTAAAAAATCTCTAGAGGGAGGTGTCCAACCCCAATCACTCCACCATTTAATTAAATAATCCTCATAATCAGAGTGATTTAACTTCCTTACCTTAAACTCCATGCTATTAAATTAGATTTCCTAGCAAAGATACTAATTTTTAAGGATAACTTTTCATAACCTGTGATTCTACAGCAAATAATTCGGTGGTAGTTGAGTCATTGTTTTCTATTGTAAATAAAAGATAATGACCTAAGACACCTTGAGATTCAGCAAGTGTATTTTTGTACGCGATTATAAAAGGATTTCCGCTATTTGGAGCTGTAGCTCCTTCGATAGTAGCATCTACAGTTATACGCCCTGGAACTATACCGGTAATTTGACCTGCTAAAGCCGGTGTATTCGTTAAAGGGTTATTGTAATATAGGTAATCTCCAACACTAATAATAGAGTCTATATCTACTGAAACATTAAAAAATCTACTTGATCCCGACCCAGAATAACTAGTCGCACTCCCTATACCATTAACCGACCTTAAGCTAAAAGTGTCTAGTATAGCTGGAACTTGAGAGGTGTTTTTTACTGAAGCAAACCACGCCCCTTCTTTCTTTTCATACCAATTACTGCTGATGTATCCATTAGACTCTATATCTGTATTAACACTAGTTTCCCAAGGCTTATCAGATTGAAGAGTTAAAGTTTTAAATAATTTATTTTCTAAAGGCAATTCATTAAATACACTAGTTATGCGAGAAGTGTATTGAGTCCCATAATAGTTGTTATATAAAGAGTTGGTGTTATGCCTATATAAGTTACCGCCACTAAAACTATAAAAGTAATTATTCATTCCTATCATATAGTCTGGATTAAATGAATAAAAAGAAGGCCACCCTTTAACTCCCTCACTGTAAGTAAGCGTGTATTGAGGGCCTAAAGGAACTATAAGATTAGGCACTGGATTACTTGGTGGCGGTGTAGGCACTGGGGTTGAGGTAGGCGCAGGAGTAGGAGTAGGAGTAGGAGCTGGAGTAGGGGTAGGTAATGGAGTTGGCTCCGGTGTTGGTGTAGGAGCAGGTTCTGCTCTTTGACCCCTGAAATATAATTTTGCAGTACCCGTAAGATTCTGCCCTCGCAAGCTCATTGGAAATATATAAATGGTATAGTCTCCGGCAGGCAAAGGAGATGCACTAACAGTTACTCCTTCCCAGCTTGCATTAGGATTGTTTAAGTCTACTAGCAGAGGGGGCGTTCTAGTGAAGTCAATAACCAACTCTCCAACAGAGTTTAGTATAACACCTTCAACACTAATTTCGCCCTCACCTCCACTATAATTTAAATATAGGGCCGACCTTTCTTCTATAGTCCCTGTGCCTACAGTGAGTGCAGTAGGCAGGGTAACTGTTTTACTTCTAGCTACAGTATATTGATTTCCGTTAGAATCATAAACTGTTCCAGACCCTCTATCTGTTTCTTTTATACTTACCTCTCTACTAAATGCTATACTCATATAAAAAATATTCTAGCTACAAAATTACGATTTTATTCTCAATGTATTAAAGTTAAATTTTAGCCACTCTTTTATCTGACCATCCATTAGAAGAGCTGTAAGGCCACAACACCCATTGATGGGGTGTAGGTCCATTATACTCTATAGACACGTCTATGCTTTCGTGAGGCCCGTTAATTAAGTTGTATATAGTTTCTTTATTTAAATCATCTCGATATAATTGATTATTATCTTTATCTTCAAGAATTAAAGCGGCAAACTCATAATCATTGTAAGGAAAAAAGTTTTTAAATATTTTAAATAAATGTTTGAATACTAAAAAATAAGAGTCATTTGAATTGCCATGAGGATTTTTATTAAGTAAACAAGATTCTGTTATACATCTGTCTTTGAACCTAATACCACTGTATGCTTCATAATCACTTATAGACCTAAAGTTTCCAATATCATACCCATTAAAAGTGTTTTTATTACAAGGAGAACAAACCTCTCCATCAATACCTAGTAAACGTCTGGTTCTTGAATGAGCAACATCGTTTTTTAAATGCCAATCTTTATCGTCATCCCAATGCTTTACTCTATTATCTCTTGTGTATTCATGCCAACATATTAATTTATGAGGGTGAAACAAATCATAACCCCACGTATAAGCTCTAACACCTATTGTTATTTCTTCTCCGTGAAAATAAAAAGAAGGATCGTGTTGAACTTCATTACAAAACGAACCTAGCGTAAAGGCAAAATGCGCAGAGTAAAATCTAGCAGGGACAGGATCTTTAACTGATTCATCAATATAATAAGGAAGAAAAAACACCACTCCTTCTGGAGTAAATCTGTCAAATGACATACCACATGGTTTACCTCCTCTTCCATTAGGATCATTAGAAGGATCATAACCAGGCATGTAGCCCGTTAACAAAGGCTTATTGTATCCCTTTAACTTAAGAGACTCCATCATTTCTATACAAACAGAATCCCAGCCTTCGACAAATCTATGGTGAGAGTCTAATTGAAGGGTGTATTTTTCTCCTGAATAGTGTTGTTGTATTTGATTTCTAGCCCAACAAGCTCCTAATGATTCTTGATAAGGAATATCAATTATAATAAACCTATCATCTCCTGCGTATTTCTGTAAAGTATCCCAGTGATCTTCTTCACTGTGTTGATGAGCTATACATATCTTTAATAGTTCTGGGTTATCTGCATTACGGAGTAAGTCCTCGATGGTTGGTATTAATTGAGGGTCTCTATAGCTGGCAATTTGAATAAATATAGTGTTCATTTAAATTAATTTAATTTACCTTGCTAAGTTATGTAAAATAAAAATTAATCCGATAATCGCACAAGATAATTAACTATGATTAAATACCTCCTCCAATAATCTCTTCTGCCGATAAAGTTATAGTTGTTGTGGCTGCAATAGTACCGCTAGCATTACCCACCCTTAATTCAACAATACCAGGGTTAGTCCATCCGTTAGTTCCTCCATTATAGTATAATGGAACTTGAGCATTGCCTGTTCCTGAAGATTGACCAACTGAAAAATATGAGCTAGCTTGACCTCCGCCTCCACTGAATGTTATAGCCCAAGGGCCATTTGCGGTAATAAAAAGAAGTCTATTGTCTGCCGATCCTCTTTCAATATTAAACGACCCTGGAGTCATGCTTAAGATAGGGGTAACAGCTTCTCCGGTAGCATCACCCGAACAAGAAATAGTAGATCCAGTGTTTGCTACAGGAACATCCACTCCTCCTCTTTCAATTGTAGTTGCGGTAACCTCTATGTTTAATGAGTATGTATTACTTCCAGCTTGATATGTACTAGGGCTAATAGACCCCGGTACAATCGTGCCATTAGCAACCTGCGCATCAACAGGGTCTCCAACCACTCCGTCTGATATAGTAAGTCCTGCGTCACTACATTCAAAGTTTTGTGCTGCAGGTGGTATAGAAGGGCATCCAGTTTCACCGGATACTACTGTGGCACTAGGTATTTCTATTTCTCCGCCTCCAGAGTAACTTCCGTCTATTACATAATAAACACTAGAATTATCAACCATACGTTGATTAAGACTTAAAGAATCTGTAGTGCTAACATAAAAATTATTTTCACTATCACTACATCTTCTAAGTATATATCCTGATGTTATTGGAGGACAGCCAAATTCGCCAGGCAAAGCATTAATGCTATTAGGAAGTAGATTAGTTGTTGATGTTAAAATAGGCTGAGTGTTGTCGTAGAAATAGTAGTTGCCACTTGCCCCGTCAAGATATCTTTGACTATTAGTAGGCTCGGAAGTAAAATTCATATACCCGCTAGTAGGAGTAACTCCTGCGTTATTTTGACAACCTCTCAAGAAATAATAATATAATGTAGGTCCTGGAGGAACAACAGGTGATGTTCCAACTGCATTAGCGGAACAAGGTCCAATGGTTGCTCCGGCATTAGTATAAGGTAAGGGGGCTATTACGCTAACAGTATAAGCATTAGTTCCTAACTGATATGTCGAAGGACTGATAGAGCCGCTTATTGTTCCATTAACAACACTACCTACAACTGCATCCCCTACAATACCTGGGGCTACAGAAAATCCTGATATAGCACACGTAAATACAAGCGGCTGTGGTGTAGGATTGCTTGCACAATTAGGACAAGTTTGAGCCTCTAAAAGCCTGCAGTTTACTTGTTGACGAGATATTACTCCGTCAGAATAAAACCCGTCAGGAGCACAAACGCTAAGATCTGCATTTGTATATACCGCGGTTGCACTTGAGAAAGTAGCTGCGTCAAAATAATAAGTTCCTTGTGCCATTTATTTTAATTTAAGTTGGACAATTTAATGTTGTAGTCCATACGTTATTACTTAAAGGAGAGTATACCTCAATCACAGCATTTGTAGTAGCTGTAGATTTAGTAAATGAAGCTGTCCCTGTACCTGTCCCTGCTATAACTTCAGGAGGAAGACCTCTAGATGCAAGCGCATTATTTAATTGACCTTGATAAGAAGAGTCTCCTCTATATCCTGTATCTATAACCACAATTCCATCGTACTTAACTAATATCTTAGAAGGAACTGAAGCTACATTGTAATCAAGAACAACGTTTCCGTTTATAGATCCTAACGTAACATTGGATAAGCTAGGAAATACCACCCCTCCAGAATAAGCGTTAGCAACACCACAATCAACTACAGGCCCTATTGGTATAGTAGGACAACAAGCATCAACATAGTTATTGTCTACGTTTAGTATAGCGCTAGTTGAATCTCTATAATCCCATATCATGTACAGTTTATTCTCTAAAGCAGTACCTGTAGGCATTGTAAAGTTAGCGTAATTTTGATTTCCATTTACCACAACAGGAGTAGCTGTATTAGCTGCTGAAACTAAAGCTAACATGTCTGCTGAATTATTTCCGTATGTAGTAGCTGTTCTTAAATATTGGAATTTATTTGACGTAGCATCAAACACAAAATCATCAGTGTCTAGCTTATTACTTATCATACTTACAGTAGCTCCTGCTGATGGAGCAAAAATACCCGTTGGCCCTGAGCCGCTAGCAAATTGAGAGATAACAGGAGTAGATTGCCCTCCAGAAAACTGAACTTGATTTGACTGAACTGAAGACGAGAAAGGTCCGTCAATCCAAGAATATTCATTATGAATAGTTTGAGTGGCTTCATTATCGCTAGTTAAGGTAATATTGTAAAGAGTCATTATGTTTTCAGTTACACAACCAGTAGTTATTTGAATCGTATCAGACTCTGTTGAGTTTGTTGTTACCACTAAAGTTATAGTTGTAACATCTACTAAAGTTTTAGGCACAGTAATAGATCCGCTTACATATACAGGCCCTACTGTTCCGTATCCTACATTATTATAATAGGCGTTTATAGTATACCCAACTCCTGTATTGGTGGTTTCCGTAACTATATCGCTACTAGATTCACTTATAATATCAACTAACCCAGTTCCTGTAGAAGGAGTGTTTGGCTGAGTTATAACGTTATCTTCCTCAGCGTTAGGAATAATATAATCAATAACAACTGATCCTACGTTTTGACCTACATTAACACAGTAAATAGTCTCTCTGCTAGGCTCAACAAGAACGTTTTCTGCTACACCACAAGGGAAACAATTAACATCACCAGATTCGGTCTGAGAGTTTGTAGCTAAAACATATTCGTTCATGTAAGGATCATAAGCTCCTAGCTTTTGATTGCTTATAGTGTCTATGAAAAAATCTCTAAACCAACCCCTCATACCAAGCTGAGAAACAACTTCTAGTGTGTCGTTCTGAAATGAGCTTCCGCTAAGCTTTATCACCGCCCCTCTTTTAGAATCAGTAAAATATTTATTCGCACCATAAGAAGAAAAACTCTCAGGATTTGAACTTATTCCGTACTCTTCAATTCTAGGAATTTGTTTACCTAAGATGGTAGGAACAGATGTTAAAACTCCACTTCCACTAGCATCACTCAACAAATCTTTTGATACTAATACGTAAGATATTTTATCTTCTTGAAGTGTAAGTATATCATCTTTTCTTCCGTATAATTTTTCTATAGGCCCAAAAGACTCTTCAAGAGGCTTAAAGTTTAAAAGTCCTAAGTTAAATTCATTTAATTTATTTACGTTACTCTCGTCATTAAATACACCACTATAAGTTAAATCCGCAAATCTATTAGATTCTTTATATATCTGAGAAGAAGTTGTGGTTACTCTATTTCCAAAGTTTAAATCCTTACCTTTTACAGAGTCTCTAATTTTATAACTCTCTACACCATTACCAAAAGCAATACAGTTATAAAACCCTGTATCTATAATAGCGTCTTGAGGAGTAGTGGTAGCCCCATTATTAAAATCAATAAGTTGATTTTGAATATTACCAGTATGTTGACCTAGGTTGTCTATAGCAAAAGACAAATCATTCTCATACCATATATCAACAGATCCATCTAATGGTATAGTCTCAAATACAATGGTGTCACTAGGAACTCTATTAATCTGTATTCTTTCGTCTGTATAAGCGTGTTTTACATTAGAGATACCGGCTACAGAATAATAAGAATCCCTGCCTGCTGCAGACAAAAGAAAAAGTTGATTAGTTGCAGAGTTTCTGAAAAATTTAAATTCAATTTGATCTCTTGCAGTATCAGGCATATCAGTATACAAAGGGTCTCTAGCTTCCGTTTGTAATGTGCTGTTATAGTTTATTTCCCAAGGATCTCCTCCTGGCCCAATAGAAGACACTCCATTATCTATTAATAGATTAAAATCTTCTCCGTCCCAAAAATCTTTAAAGTTGTTGTAATCTGCTCTAGATCTTATATTGAGGCTTAAGTTGTAATCCCTACCTTCTGTTATTTGAGAACCAAATGCTCTCAAGCTTGCCTGAGTAAAATCAAAAGAATATTGAACTCCACTTCCTTCTGGAACTGTATAATCAATATAACTAGTAGCTCCTGTGCCTCCAGGATTAACTGAATTTACTGGATAAGCTATAAAAGAAGGGCCTATCGAACGTGTGCTAGCACCATGGAGAGTCCCCTCGTCCACAAAACTTCCCCCAGCTTCTTCGTTATTTTCTATAACAAAATTGTTCGCATTAATTTTCATATACACCCCGGCAGGAACTAGTATAGTTCCGCCATCGTTACCCCCTGAAGGAGGGTTTAAAGGATCTGGTATAGTTATAAAATTCTCTGTTTTAGCTTCTTTCTCTAGTACAGTAGTATAAGTGCAGTTAGATATTACTCCCCTACTGTCGGTCTTAACTATTAATCTATCCCCCGCTTCTACCTTATTAGCGTTTTCTCCTTCTAAAAAAAAGTAAGTCGCATTACTGTCTGGGTCATCGTAATAAGTGCTCGTATAAATAGTCTCGTAAGTAGTTCTATCTGGCTTAATAACAAATTTATACCTAGTAGCCCAAGAAGGAGCTATTTGAGCTGGAGTAACAGATGTTGAAGCAGGGCCTGGGCCTCCTGGAATTATAGCTTTAATTTTATTTACAGAAGAAGATTTTCCGCAAGGAATATGGATAGTGTTGTCTACGCTTACTTGAGCAGTACTAGACCTGTTAAATTCATCCATATACACAATACCAAGCTCATAGCCCCTGTTACTGTGTAAACTGTAATTATTAGACAACTCTTGAAAAGTTCCTGAAGATACATTTATTTGATAGAATTCATATAAAGTTTGGGTAGGAGTTACTAGGTCATCAACAAATTGTACTGCGGGAATCTGAAGATCTATCACATCACTTCCAGAAGTACTTATTATTTCAATAGCTTGACCAACACCAGATATACCACTATTAGATTTAGTTACAGTGCCGGTTGGTGTAGTTAAAGTATTAGGTATTGAGCAATTAAAAACATCCGTGAAAGTTGTTCCATCACAAGACGTAGCCATAGGCTTTATAGTCGAGCTACTCCCTATGTAAGCTATAAAATGATCGCTAATAGCCAACTCGTGAACGCTATTAAAAGCTTGAGGTAAAACATAATCAAAAGCAATTAGTGTGCCTACAGTCGTTTCATTAGGCAAAGGAGTTTGACCTTCAAAAGAAGAGTGTAAAAATTGAATGTCAATAAATATTCTAGAGCCGGCTAATAGCGGCTGACCGCTTAAATTTATAGACAATACAGATTCAGGAACAGTTATGGATGATCCGCTTATAGTATAGTCTCCGCTAATATTAGAAATATCGATATCAGCTAAACCTACATCTTTAGACTCAAGCTCAGTATTGTAGGTAAATTTAACAGGATTATTGAGTTTATCTACTAAATCATGACCTTCTGTGTAATTACCATAAATCAATCTATTACCCATAAGTGTTTGGGCGTTAGCCTTTAAAGGAACATTGTCGTAGAGTCTTAATATTTCTGACTCAGGAAGTACTGTAAATATTTTTTGATTATCAAAAACATATGTAGCTGTATTATCATTACCTAAATTTAAGGCAACTTTATCTAGCCTTTCTATTATCTTTATAGTGCTATCGCCCATCTCTTTAAACAAAAGCTCGACAGCAATAACTAAAGGTCCTCCTGTATTATAGGTTATTTCAGCAGCATTAGAAGAGTTAATCATTCCTTCATTTAGAAAGCTATCATAACTAAACGTATATGGTTCAGAGGTAAATGCAGGATCACTAAATTGTGATGTTGCTGAAAACTCCCCGTTTTGATATTCATATCTATAAGCAAAACAAACAAATCTTTCTTCTAAAAAATTATTTTGCGTTGGTAATGTAATTGGTTTTATTGTAGGGGATGAAGTAGGTGGTTTTTTTATCACCAAAATACTTTCCGCACTAAAGTTATCTATATATGACATATCTAAATATTAATGGTGTAGGTTACATTGTTAACTAAAGCTATGTTCGTATATGTAATCTGACCTAAAGACTCAGGAGTTAATACAGTTCCTGCTGAATCAACATAAGTATTCCCCGGATTATAATCAACTTCCCAAGTTCCAGAACTTCCATCATCCCCTGTTATTGTACCCGAAAGACTTCCTGACCCTGGGTTACCTATGCCTCCGCTATTTATAATAGTAAATTCGCCTTTCCCTGTAGAAGGAAGATAAGTGAAAGATGTTAAAGCGAAGTTTGATAAATTGTTTATTGCTTGAATACCATATCCCTTAGTTTTTGTTAGTGAACCCAACGTATAACAATCAACTCCTGGAAGAGCTATTTGAGTAGTTGTTGGAGCAACTCCAACTCCTATTGCCCCCACAGGATTAGGACATGGAGATAAAGTTCCTTGATCAAAACCAATTGTCTCTATTCCACTTGAAACCACTGATCCTGCAGTAAACGACCAAGACACTATAGGTGTCGCAGCTCCTTGATCAGTAGGGTCAGCGTAATCATTATTGATGTTTATAAACCTTGGAGGATTAAGACCATCTGTAAAAAATAAAAGATCTCCAATTAAACTTACTCCAGTTATTAAATACTGAGGATTAAAATTTAAAGTGGTGAGAATCCCGCTTCCGTCATCAATACTAACCACATGATAGGTTACTTGACCTGTAACAGTGTTAAATGAAACAATCATATCACACCTACCTGTATTTCCTAATGGGAACTTAGGGTCGTGAACAAACCAATATATAGTTTCGTTTGCACCATCCTCATGCACCCCTATTGTTCTTGCAGATTCGCTTAATGGTGTTTCTTGTAGAGTTTGAAAGTCAGTAAATATTAAGGCCGTTAAAACACTATTACCTTTAGAGTTTTCTACCGACCCAACTTCAGAAGCTTCAGTAGATCCTAGCCTCACGTTTAAAGCATCTATATACTCTCCGTTAGGTACAAGCCTTTCGTCGACGCTTTTATTCATGCGTCCTTTAATAAAATGCCTTTTTAATTTTGCCATATTACTTTATCCACTTATTCTTCCCTCTCATATTCATAATAAGTCTTCCGGGATGAATATTGCTTAATCTAATTTTTGCGTTTCTTAAAAGAGCCGCTTTGTTTTTTCTAGCTCTATTTATAATATACTCTTGAACATTAAATTTACTATTTAATATTGCATAAGTTATATACGCATATATATACTCTTCAAACATTTTATGGACACTAATTAAAGAGTCGTCTCCATTTTCCATTCCGTCTGATATATACTGTAATATGCAGCTTTGATTAGCCATAGTAGAATCAAAATTAATTACACCGGCTTTTTTATCTATAGTAAAAGTTGGGTTAATGTTAGCGGTCTCAGTATTTAAACCATATCTAGCTCCAATACGTGAATTATATATATCACTATCATAATCATTCACACCAGGATTAACGTCTTCATCAATAGCGTCATTAAGATAAATACTTTTTAAGCTACCATTTAATCTTTGAGTATCTATATCCGAGGTCTCTTTAGAAACATTGTCGCTAGCATCATAAGTAAATCCTGCTGTTGATGTTTGAATATAAGAAACCGCCGATTGAACCTGTATATTTTCTGTTAATTTTCTAACCACACCATCTTTAAATAAAGACAGGTCAACCCAATTAACATAATCAGAAGGAAGAACAAATCTTAAATCATCATAAACTTTTAATTCTAAAGATTTTATCTCTTTAAATGCGTCATAATTTAATTCTTGAATACCTCTTTTTGCATGAAACAATACCTTGTATCTACTTTCATTGTTTATTAAAGAATGGTTTCCGTCATACATCAACAAGAAGTTAGTAACTACATCAGCTAAACTTACATATTGAGACGAACCCCAATTTGCATCCGTAGGCGCAACCCCATCATTAGTATAATATTTTTTTTGATCCATGTATGCCATACCTATTGCTGTTGATTTTGTAATTGTTCCTCTAATTGTCCAAACTTAACGACATCTCCTTCTCTTATCGATATACCTGCATACTGAAGTATCTTAGCCACTAAATCATTAGCGTCATCTAAAGGAAGCTCGAAGTCTTGATAGTCAGGTTGACTTTGATCAAAAATAGGGTCTCCACTTAATATAGTGGTATAGGTCCATTTAGGATCTTTAGGGTATCTAATATATTGTGATTGAATATCTCCTGCAGTATTATATGTTGCTGGAAATATTGTCAAACTATTTCCTTCTTGAGTATAGGCGGGATATGCAATAGAGGGAGCTGTTAAAACAGAATTGTTTAAAAGTGTTATTTTACTATGACTTACTTTTTCCGCCTCTCCCTTATATACACCACCAGAAGAACAAAGGATTTTATTTAGTAAATAATAATCCGATCCAGTAGTGTTTGCAGTAGGAACAGAAAAAACATTTAAAGCTACTTGAGATAAAACTGATGTTACTGAAAAAGTATCTATCACCTCCTCTAGTCCTTTCTTTATGTCCGCATAACCAGTTCCTGATACACGTGAATTCTCTTTATTTATTTGTTGATTATATGAATAAAAATATTCATCGAATATATCCAGCTGAGCTTGCTTCGCAAAAAGGTTAAAATCTGATGGAGATATATAACCATAGTTATTTTTATTTATAATCGCTAAAACTGTATTTCGTACAGAATTTATCATTGCTAATTCTTTTGCACAAAGATAAGCAAAAAAAAAGAGGTCAATTTTTTGACCCCTTCATTTATCTCCTCTTACTTATCCTTAGACAACTGCCTAAGATGTTTGTATGATTCTACTCCATCATCTGATTGAAAGAAGGATGCGGCCATATACATATAGTCTTCGCCGTAAGGAACATTAAGCATCTTCTTTTTATTTGAAGGCGTATTAAACCACACCTCTTTTTTATTATTTCTAAGACTCAATAAATTCTTATCAAAGAAAGATTGAACAGTAGCGTTCATTTTTAACATAGGATCTTTAAGTAAGGTTAAAAAACCTTTAGGGTCAGACTTTGCGAATATTAATATATCTCTTCGCAGCTCTGCTGTCGTAATTTTAGAAACATCACTTCCAAATAAAACTCTAGCTACATTCTCTACTTGATCTAATTCTAATTGTCTAGCTTCAATTAAGGCATCTACCTCTAAGTTTAAGTCTTCAACAATCTCTGCAGCTTCTTTTGCTTTATCTACCTCTACGAAAAGACTTCCGTTCCCTGGGTGTAAAGATAAAAACTGCTGTAGCACTTGATTGTTTTTAGGAACGTTTAAAAATCCGTCATCAAAAACAATTGGCTCTAAAATAGCATTGTTATCTTGCTCGTCTTGGAAAGGTGTTTTTTGATTTCTAGCGTATCTTAAAGGACGATTAGTTCCTTCTTTTTCATCCCAATGTAGTAAAGGGTATCTCTGAGTATGTCGAGAAGCTAGTATTAATGATAATGGTGGAGTTTCTCTTACTAATTTGTATTGTTTATCTACAAAAACTGTATTCTTTTTCATTGTATATAATTTAGATTTAATTTAAAGTTTATAAAATAATGGGGGTTTTTACACCCCCATTAAAAGGCAATCTACTATTCTTGGAATAAGAAGAAGTTGTTAGCACCTAAAGTACAAACAGCTCTCTCAGACAAGAAGTTAACTTGCATGTTATCGATATCGCTAGTAGCAGCGCCACCGGCAGATCCCGTAATCCAAGTTTTGTAACGTCGATCTTCTGTTTCAGAAGCTCTGTAACGAACGTGTAAGAAAGGTCGCTTAGCGTTCTTCCCTAAGATTTGATCGTAAACACTTGTAGATCCAGCAGGTACAAGTAATCCATTTACTCGTCCAGAGTTAGCTCCTAAAGGAAGTCCTCCTCGCATTGTAGGATCGTTTAAGTATTTCCAGTCAGTCTTATAGAAGTCATATCCTCTACGGAATCCTGAGAAACCTAGATTTAATGCCATCTCTTCATCATTGTCAAATAGACCATAAGAAGTACCACCTGCTCCGTAAGAGTTTTGTGCAGCTAACATGTCATCAATGTCAAATCCAAATTGACGATCAAGGAAAATAACATTTTCTTCGATAGACCCTTGCTTATCTAAACGAGAGATGATAGCGTCAAAATCTGCTAAAGCTTGTGGGTTTCCACCATTCCAGATATTTCCTCTTTGAGAAACAGAATAGAAGATACCGTCAGATCCAGCACCAGGATTTGCAGCACCAGCAGCGCTACCTAATGCAGCAGCAGCTCCTGAGTTTTGCTCAGCAGGTACAGCTTCAATCATTGCAGTCTCTAAGTAGTCATCAAAACGTAAACGAGTTTCATGCTCTGATTTTAAATACCATAGGTATCCAGTAGCTCCGTCTTCAGTAGTAACTTCTACCCATCCAATTTGAGCCATATCAGATCCAGAAACAGTATATGTGTCTTTTAAGATGATAGGCTTGTTTTCAAAGATAAAGTCATTAGACTCAAGAGAACCAACCATTCCAGCAGTTCCTTTTCTAAATTCTGAACCATAAATAAAGATAGTAACATCAGCGTTAGCATCTCCAGTTCCAGCAGCGATTAATCCTCCTGCTTCGTAGAAAGAACAAGTAAATTGTCCAGCTCCACCACCTGCGTTATTCACAGCAGTAACAACAGCTTTATTCATACCAGCGCCACTGTTTTGTACAACAGCAATAGTTTGACCTACTCTTACAACTTGTTGAGCTGTAGCAGGGTCAATAACGTCATTTACTTGAAAAGTAGCTTGGTCTGCATTAATAAGAGCAGCAGTACCTACTTGAGTATATTTAGTGTGTAGTCTACCTTGTTCTGCCCATTTTATAAGGTCAGAATTTGTAGGCATCTCAGCTCCTACCATACGTAAGAATGAAGAGATAGTTCTGTTTCCATAACGTTCAAACTCTTTTTCATAAGTATCAGGAAGATACTGATTTAAAAAGTCGAAGTTAGTAATGTAATTCTCTGTTCCAGGTGTTCTTTCTGAACTTGGAGTTAGAGCGAATGTCGGGGTTGCATTTACCGATCCAGCCATAATTTTTTAATTTTTTTTTAGGTTCTTTTAATACTTTTAATTTTTAATCCTCTACTCGATGGTTTCGATAAAGATTTTACTTGCATTCCTCCTTTTGTAGAAACCTCTGGAGTTCTACGCTCTGACATGTTTATGTTTTTTGTCTTGCGTATCACATCTTCAGTCGCCTGTGATTTACCTTGTTCAAAAAAGAACTGAGCAAATTTATCAGGATTCATTGCGATTGCTAAAGATCTATGGTATCCTTCCGCATCAGTTAAAAGTCCATCAGAGTCCAAGTATTTATTTACAAAATTCAAAGGAGTCTCTTGAGCTTTCTTTAATTCAGAAGTGCTACCTGGAGAAAACGTAACATCTGCGTCGTTCAATTTGAATTTAAAACCTTTAAACTCTGAACTGAATACCTCGTCGCTTTTCTTCGAGAACCATTCACGCTTACGATTTGCTTCCTCTTGTTGAGATTTAGCGGTACTTAAATATTGCCTATACTCCTTTAGCTCTTCATTAGCTTCGTTAGAACTACCGATTGACTCAAGCGGTTGTTTGTATAACTCTTGCTGTTCATTGAAAAACCTAGTTGCTTTAGCAATAGCTTTTTTCTTTGCTAATTTAGTTTTCTTAATCACCGATTCGTCATCTAGCTCTTCATCATAATCATAATCCTCTAGTATGGAGTTGATATCCTCTGAATCTAAACCTTCTTCCGTAAGTGTAAAGTACTCTCTTAGCAAAGAATCAGGATTCATTTTAGTGTAGTCTTGTTGTAATTTAACAAAATCACTAATTCCTCGTCCTGTTTCTTTTTTATATTTAAAGTAAGCGGCTACATCTTCAGGCAATTCTTCCGCCTCTTCTTTAGCCTCCATTAATTCTTCAATAGAATTAATTTCTTTACCATATCTATTTCCAATATATGAAAGAACATCTTCCTCTTTTAGCTCGTAATCTTCTTTAATAGAAGTATTATCTTCTAATACAGGCTCTTCTTTTTTTTCCTCTTCGGTATCATCAATCTCATTCTTTTCACTTACAGGCTGTTCGCTTGACTCTTCAGAAAATTGCTGTTCATGTTTGTCAAGTAGCTCTTGTTCAATTTCTTGTGAAGATTTTGAATCTACATTCGTTACCTCTCTTACTTTTATATCCATTTGATTTGATTTAAGTTACAAATTTAAGAAAAATATAAAGACACTTTTTTACCTTGGAGAAAACTCAGCTAAATCAAAACCATCTAGAGAATCTTCATTAGATTCAAAATTCTTAGGCGGTAAATTATTTTTTCTTTGATTTATTAATTGAGATTGCTCGGTATTCTGCTGACTTATTCTATCTTTCTTTGCTTCCTCTCTATTACCCTCTCTTTTAGCTAGCTGAGCATCACTAATACCTTGTAGCTGTAAGTTGTAATTAAACTCTTGCTGCATTAGTTGAGACTTTAATTCAGCCTCGGCCTTTGTCTTCTCTATTTCAAAAGCAATTTCAGCTTGCTTATATTTCATTTTACCTTGAGTCTCTAGTTCTATTTTTTGAACAGCTACTTGAGCTGCCATTTCTTGAGACTTAAGTTGTTGCTGGGCAGTTATAGCCTGACGTTGCATTTCTTTCTTTTCGTCTATTTCTTGTTTAGACTTTCTTTTAACTTTCAGTAATTGATTAGCTAACTTAAGATTTCTTATCTCTCTAATATCAATAGCATCCTCTAGATTAATATCTCCTTTAGATAGCGCCATTTGAATATTCTGTTCAAGCAAAGCTTTTTCTTCTTCATCTGGAGATAATTCAATAAATACTCCAAAGTCATAAATATATAACTCAGATATCTCCCCTAAAATACTTACATTATATTTTCCTATTTTATTTATAAAGTCATCTTTAAAGTCAGAATACTCAAGTATGTCTGCAACTCTATAAGTTAAAGCCTCAGCTAAAGTTCTATACATATAAAGACTACCGTCTAGAATATGTCTAGTGGCTGTATTTGAACTTAATGCTGCTAACTTTTGAACACCAACTAAAGCGTCTGAATTAGGAGAAGACCCGTCTCTGGCCTCATTTAAGCCTGTTACAGCCCTTATCATGCTTAAGTAGTGGTTATAGTTAGCTATAAGCATTTGTGTCTTAGAGGCTCCTGAATTGGACGTGAGCTGCTGTATAGGTACTTTACCTTGATTATAATCCCCTTCTTGAGTATAACTTCTTCCTATTACACTACCTGTTTGGAAGTATAATCTTAAAGCATCTTCTGGATTATACGCTGATCCTGTACCTAAGTCAACTTCATTTAGGCCATCCGCATCAATATACACTCCGTCTGGAACTACTTTAGCTATAACTTGCTGAAGTTTTAAATGTGTCATTTGAATTAAATCAGCAAAAGGTATCATTCTCCTAACAAGAGATTCGATATTACCTTTATACATTCTAGGTGCAGTAGCTACATAATTAGGTATTGCATGCTGAGAAGAAGATTTAGGTCGAACCATATTTTCAGCAAGCTCCCACTTAAGTAAAATATTAGTACCCATAACCATTACCCCATCATACCAAACATCTATAGTTTTTTCTATCTTTTCAAAGTTTCCATCTTCTATCATTTCTTCAGGAGGATTGAAGGTGTCATCTTTTTCTATCATTCTAGAACCTCCACCCTCTAACTTCTTTTTTTTGTAAACTATTTTCTTAGTAGACTTGTAGTTAAAATACATTAACGTACAGCTATCTCTGTAAAAAATATCGTTCTCGTAATATTGAGCAGTATTGAAATAGTCATACCAGCTTTGGCTATATTGAGATATTACCTCTAGATCAGCATTAGTTAGTGTAGTGTCAATCTTATTCAACTCTGTAATTGGAACAGTTTTTATTTCTCCCCAATAAAAGCAATCTTTAAAATTTGGATCTTCTGTGTAACTATAAACCACGTTAGCGGGATCTACGTAAGAAACTTTTATGCCTGATCCTGGAAGAAACTCATGTTTAGCAACACTCATTCCTACAACCATTTGATCATAATCTAATCTTTTTCGTATATCAGAATAATGATTCTCAGCAAACATAGTATCAATCGCTTCTTCTTCTGCGATCTCTATAGCTGGCTTATAATTTAAATTCATGTATAAAGAAAGCTCCTCGTCTGTAGAGGGAAGATCGTCGGGATTCATTATAAAAGGATCAAACCCCGTGTTGTCTTTCACTGTTTGAAGAACTTCTTTAGCAGCCATTTGACCTTCTACCATTTCTTGATACTTACTTCTCTTGGCTTGAGACAACGCATCTTGAGCGTAAACATTAACCTTAAATAACCTATCAGACATTCCGTTAACAACTATATCTACAAACTTTGGTATTATAGGAACAGGAGTCCAGTCTAAGTTAAGGTAGGAAAGATCACCATCAACAGCTAATTCATTTTTATACTTAGCAACCGATTGCTCTCCTCTAGCATACAGCCTAAGTCTATTGAAATCTCTCCATTGACTATAATATCTACAGCCTCCTGAGTCTTTTCTAAACCATTCGTATTGTATTGCTTGACCTATCTGTAATCCAAACTCTTCAGTTGCTTTCTCAGCATCTGAAACAAATTGACTTGGAAATCCTACAGATGAAATATTTACACTAACTTCCTTCATCTAATTAATTCGCTTAAAGATCCTTTATTATTATATCTTGCAAAGTTAAGACTTATTTTTGTTTGTTTTTGCTCAGGCAAATAAACATTTTTTTGATTAGCCATTATAGCTAATCCCGAGCTTATACTTGCGTCAAATTTAGTTCTATTGTTTATATCGAATTTTGCCCAATCTTCTAAAGTTCTAGCAAAGTACATACTGCCCATCTCATCCGGATCCCTGTACGTTGCATCTAAATCTATTCCTATATGCTTCTCTATGTAAGATTCTATTGCAGCGGCATGAGATTGTTTCACATCTTCAGAAGTGTTAGGTATCCCCCCTAATTCACGCTCAGTCTTCGACAACTTATTATAGTGCTTATCTGGACGATTCATACTAAAGCCTCTATACCCCCTATTCTTAAAGTGATATAATAATCTAGGTTTATTATTTTCAACAAGTATAGGCATTCCATAAAATACACACGCCATTAAAACTTCTTCAAAAAATATCTCAGCAGTTTGTGGCCTGGCTACATATTCTAAAAAGAATTCACTACTTGGAGCATCATCCATGTTAAACTTAGTCATTCCGTGCAGCGCTCCATTAGACCCTCGGCCTCCAACAGTCCCGGATATATCATAAGAGTCACAACCAAAAGCTCCAATGTGCTCATTTCCAGGATAGTAAACTCCATTCTTAGAGTATAAATTATTATTCATTCCTTTTTTTGGAGTCCAAGAAACCCTAAATCTTCCTCTAGAATCTGGAGTCCAAATGACCTCACTGTCTTTTACTCCGTTCTTCCAATAAAACCTACCTCTAGTTACATGATGCTCCATTATCAAAGAGTCATTGTAATCTATTTGTTGATATATTTTAGTTAGATTAAATAAAGACGATTTACTTTCATCTCTAAAAGCATGAGACTCTGTTCGAGGAAATTGTCTATAAAATTCATTTAAAGCATCAGCGTCCTTCTTTAAAGAATCTACTTCAGCCTCCCAATAATCTATAGCTCCATTAATTATTTTTTCACCATCAACACCCATTATAGGTTTTTCGGGCTTATAAAAAACAGGCATTCCATAAAGGTCTATAAACCCCTCCATATTCCACTCCATAGGTATAAATAAAGAGTACATTCCGCTTTTAGTTTGACCATTAGCATTCCTTTCTTTTGGATTAGAATCTTCGTAGAGTTTTTTAAAATTATCACCTCCCTTACTAAGTGAGTTAGAGGTAGACCCCATTAGACATTTGCCTATAATTTTACTCCCCAACCTCAAGCAAGTTTTTGTAACCCTCCAATTATTTAAAATATTATTAGGTTTTACCCACTTTCCTGATTCATCGTGAACTAGTAAAAGTAATTTTTCTCCATCATAGGAGTTATCGTCTGTATTCTTCCAATCAATAGTTGTGTCTAATCCATATAACTCATCATCCACTACATCATACATGTTTTTTTTAGTTATTTTAGATGCAGGAATTCTAAATGCTAATTCAGTTTTAGGCTTATCCATACCGTCTTGTATGGGTTTAAAAAAGAAAGGAAGTCTAGTTGATATAGGAACTACCTTGTCGGTAAACATTTTTTTAGCATCAGAACCGGTTTTAGAAAGTATTCCAACTCTAGAATCTTTCGCTAAAGAACCTGTATTCACACATTCAGAAGAGCCCATAAAAGAAAATCCAGATCTTCGTATTTTTAAATAGTCCATACCAAAACACCTGTTATCCGCTTTGCACGCTTCCCAGTATAAAAAGAAAATCCTATTAGCTTCTCTAAAATCAGGATAACCTACATCAATACTAGTCCATTGAAGATACATATAATGAGAGCCTGTTATATATGTAGGGGCTCCATTGTTATAAAACCAAAAACCTAAATCTCTATTATCAAATTCACCTTCAATATAATCAACCCAATTAGATTTAAAATTATCAGGCATTTCATTCCAATGAAATATAGAGGAGATTTTCGTAAGATCTTTAGGAAGAGAATGTCTTTCCCAGTATTGCTCTTTTTTATTTTTACTTCTTTGATAAATTTTATCCGGTATCTTAGGTAGAGCTATACGAACATCATTAATACATATGATATCCTCTATTTGACCAGTTTTAGAAATAACAACTATATCGTATTTTTCGTTATACCCGTAAAGCCAAGTCTTAGCTTTGTTTTTTTTCTTTAAAACACCACTAGGGACAACATTAAAAATTTTCTCGTATAATTTATTTTGATCTTCTTTCTGCAAATCCTTGTTTTGTTTTAGTAACGTTAGGCTGTGAAGATAAGTTTAAATTTTCCTGTTCTAAATCAATCTTATTTAATATATCGAAAGCATCAAATATAGCTAACTTCTTTGTAGCAGCAGCATTCTTTAATCTATCTGCGGCAAGTTCATCTTCAGGATCATGTTTTATTATATCCTCTTTAGCTACTTTTATTAACTGCTCAACAGCTTTTTTACCGGCGCTTATTATTTTTATCTTTAATTCTTCAGATTTCATAATTTCAAGGTTATTTGATGATCAAACATCCTATAAAGTTTTTTGCCATCAACTTCAAACTGATATTCACTTTCAGGCTTAAAGCATATTTTATCCCCAGAGTTTATTCCTTTAGATTTTAAATACTCATTTGAGTATTTCATTATTCCTATTAAAGGTTCATTCCTAAAGTTTTTGTATAAGAAAGAATCTTCTTTGGGAATTGGCTCTACAAAACAATACCTGTCGTGACAACTCCAATGATCATTGTGTTTATACATATAGAACTGATCGTTTTCTATAAAAAACAAATCATCTTTAAAAAAACTTTTGCCACTTTTCTTCCTGCCCTTCATGTCATTATAAAACTTAAATACATTATGATGAACCAAAAGAGTATCTCCTTTCTGTATAGGTCCGTTATAGCCTATAGGAGTAGACTCAACAACAGCCATCCTGTTTGAGGCTAAATGATTTTCCTCTGAAGTACTAGTGATTAATTCTATCCCCGAAACCTCCTTAGTGTTGTTATATCGCTTCCCCTCTAAGGGCTTAGCTATAAAAAAAAATGGAGATCTCATGATTATGATCCACACCCCTCGCAATCAACAGAAGAGTCAGTAGGCTTTACATTATTAAGTTTCATTTCAATCTGATGAATTCTGTCTTGAATTTCAAGAGACTCCATCCAATCAGAAGTTTTTTTCTTTTTTTCAGTCAACATATTAAACTCATCTAGTAATTCTCCTGTATTCATCTATTAAAAATTAATGTTATACTCTGTTGATATAGGCATAGTAGGACTAAATTCTTTCCACAAAAGAACTTCATCTTCTCTTTGAATCCAAATTTTTATAGTATTAGTTTCAGGATCGCTCTTTATTAAGTGTATAAAGTATTTACCGCCTAAAACTTCTTGTCCGACTAAGTAGTGCATTGCACCAGTCTTGTAATCAGGTCCGATTGATATTTTTCTAATATCCATTGTATTTAATTTAATTGTAATACAAAGATATAAATTATTTGCTTTAGGTTTTTACCTATCTATGCTTGTTGTTTCCGAAAACTTTTTCAACACCTCGAGACCCGAAGTATCCACCAATCACTATAGTTAAAAGCCCAGTGATATCATCCAAAGGATAGCCTAAGTACCATCCGCAAACATAGGAAATTACTAAGAAAATTAAAGTCAAAGGTCTTACGTTACTAGCCAACCAGCTCCCACTTCTAGAGTCTGCCACCCACCTTCTTGTTGTGCCATCAATTTCTGCACGTTCAATTTTTAGTTTCTCTAAAGCAACCTCTTTATCTTCAGGAGACATATCGCTGCCTCCGATTATAGCCTGTATCACAGATCCAACAGGAGTGTCACCAGCTATTGAGCCAACAACACTAGGTATTTTTTCTAGCAAAAACTGACCAACCTTAGTGTCTTTAAATTTCTTTTTACTCATATATTAATAAGTCCAGATAGTCATATTAGGAGCTCCAGGGTATCCAATACCTACATGAACAAAATTACTTTTTCTGGATATCCCTATTCTTTTAAACCCACATTTAATTGCAGCCGCTACTAAAAGATACGTGGCTTCTCCGCCTACGCATTTAATATCTACAGCAGCGCCATACGTGTGCTCCCCAGGTTTTTCTTTTTTAGCTTCAATTGGATGATCGGTAGACCTGTAAGAAGAATTTATAACTATAGGCGATCCGTACTCAACTCTTAAAGCATCAAGCATCCCTAGTATCTTAGGGTTCATTTTGTCTATATTTCCTTTAAAGTCTCCTTTATCCGTAAAATACTTTAGCTTCATTTTTTATCCTTTAAAGTTTTATTTGCAGAATCCCTGTCGTCAAAGTCTAATGCAGCTTTTAGTATTATCTTATCCATAACATTATCTTGATTTTCAAGCATTTGTTTTTGTAGTTCGATCACCATATTTTCGAGGTTATCTTTTGCCGCAACCAACAACTCAATTTGATGCTCCTTTTTTTCTAAGCTAGATTTTAAAGCATTAACATCGTCAGGCTTAGCTCCTGTAATTGTACTAACAACAATACCAATAGACGCGCTGATTGTACCGATTAACATCATTACAACCTCCTTGTTTGTGTCTAAAACAGGATACTGCATTAGTATAAATATGATTGCCATTACAAGTAAGAATATAAATAAACTCCCTATGTAGTGACGTAATTCTCTCGCTATTCCGTTCTTAGGTAGATTCATTTATTATTTTTTTTCCCCATTAAATACCATTTATGTATAGTGTATCCTATAGATACTGACAAAAGAATTACTTTTAATAGTATATCAATTTCAGACATTGATATAGCTAATGTAGATATGTTTATTGTGTATATTTTCAAATCAGTTAAATTCATTATTTTAAGAATTTATTATTATCGAACCCGTGTTTTTCCACACGTAAATTGTAAACGAGGTCCTAACATAGGTACTAGGCGTTCCTGTAGTTGTTACAGATAATGAGTTTGGAACTTTAATCATAGTGAAGCCTGAGCCACCACTCGAGAGACCTCCGCCTCCACCACCTGTATTAGCTAAGGCATTTACAGTATCCCTACCGCATCCTCCGGGTGGGTCTGCTCTTGGGAATGTTATAGACGCACCATATCCAGTGCCTCCACCACCTATATAAGTAATGCCATTAGTAACTTCACCTATCAATTCTGTTTGAAGCTCTGCTTGAGTTAGAAAATCATAAGATGGATTTACTGATGTTGGATCAACACCAATACCTCCTGTTCCGCCACGTTGCCAATAAGTTCCTAAGTTCTGACCAACTCCCCCTAAACCTGCGCCACCAACAGCAGAAGCTCCTCCAAGGGATCCAGTCCTGTATGCTTGTGTATATTTATTTATAAATGCTTGGCTTGCTATTATAGCGGCATCATCTAGAGATCCAAACGCTCTACCCCTTACATCAAAAGCATTTCCTATGCTGGATGTAGTAGTTCCACTGCTTGTCCTTCCCCTTCCGCCTGAGCACGTTCCTCCAGTAGTAGGCGTTGAGTTATATGTTCCGCCTCCACCACCTAAGATAACTGCTTGATTAATTCCAGACCCTATTGTGGCACTTCCTCCAGGAGTCGTAGCTCCCGACGCCCAAGCCCCTCCGGCGCCTACTACAACAGGAGTGACAACATCTTTTACTGTGTAAAAATAATTATTATCGTACGTTCCACCGCCGCCGCCTCCGCCGCCATAACTTGCTGCAGGTATACCTCCGCCAGCGCCACCTCCACTTAGAATTAAATACTCTAAACCTACTAAGTCAGGTATTGCACCGCCGCCAGCTCCACCGCCAGCAGGAAAGAAGTCTGTAAAATTACTCATATATATTTATTTATTCATTAGGAATTTCGTTCTCTTCTACCCATTCTTGAGTTTCTTCATTCCACTCGTAATTCCCCTCGGGCTTAGGAATTGGAGGATCCCAATCTCCTGTAGTTTCATTTAGCGTCCAACTTTCATAAGGTTGTGGGGATGCAAAAGAATCTATAGATTCTATGTATGTACCTCCTATTCCTGCGTATTGTTTTCTAAAATTACCATTATAAGATGTTTGTTTAAAAACTATGTTTGGCATAATATGCTCTAAAAAAGCAAGGCCGTTTTCTTCTTCTGTTCCAGGACCATTAGCCGTATCCTGATTACTTACCACGATAACGTTTATTACTTTATTATTTTGGTCTAATTGTGCGAAATGCGCCATAATTTAATAATTTATTGTTTAAGAATTTATTGTTATTGAACCTGTGTTTTTCCATACATATATTGTATATGCTCCTTGAGTATATGTACTGGGCGTTCCTGTAGTTGTTACAGATTGAGATGTTAAAACTCTAATCATAGTAAAACCTGATCCTCCACTTGAGAGGCCGCCGCCGCCGCCGCCTGTATTAGCTAAAGCATCTACAGTGTCTCTACCACATCCTCCAGGCGGGTTTGCTCTTGGATTAGTTGCAACTGCACCATATCCCGTGCCGCCGCCACCTATGTAAGAAATACCGGTGGTTACCTCGCCTATGAGTTCTGTTTGCAATTCAGCTTGTGTTAAAAAGCTAGATGTTACAGTAGTTGGGTCTAATCCAATACCTCCTGTTCCGCCGGTTTGCCAATTACCTGTACTTACGCCCGGGCCGCCTAAACCTGCAGCTCCACCACCACTTCTACCAACCACAAGGCCATTAAGATACGCCTCTGTTGTTTGATTTATAGATGTGTCAGCTATAATTAAATCTGTATCGTTTAGTCTTGCTAATTGTTTGCCTTTTTGGTTAAAACCATATCCCATATCTCCCGGAGTATTTCCTGTACCTGAGGTCACACCTCTTCCTCCAAGGCAAGTACCTCCAGTAGTAGGCGTTGTGCTATATGTTCCGCCGCCGCCGCCTAGTATTGTTACTTTATTAACATCTACTCCTATTTCAGAATTTCCACCAGGCGTGGTAGTTCCCCCTGAGTAAGCTCCCCCAGCTCCTACTAATACTGGTATAGTAGTGTCTTTATTGGCGTAAAAATAATCATTAAGCAATGTACCGCCACCGCCGCCGCCGCCGCCGTAAGTTGCTCCAGATATGCCGCCGCCAGCGCCACCTCCACTTAAAATTAAATATTCTAAACCTACTAGATCAGGTATTGCTCCTCCGCCTCCGCCTTCAGCTGCGGGAAAAAAATCTGTAAAATTGCTCATATTTATTTATTTATTTATTAAGAAGCTCCAACTATTGTCCATCCATTAGTTCCTGAACTATAAACAAGATCAAACGAAGCGTTAGCGTTATTTATTGTAAGGTTAGATGAAGAGCCCATTATAGGTTCGTTTGAAGCGGCTTGCTGAATTACATTACTAACATTTCCTCCAGAAGCTACACCTTGATTAGCGATACTAAAAGAATCTCCATCACTTGGGTTACTAGGTAGGTCTAAGAAAACTGAACTCGGAGAAGTTAAAACATATAAAGTGTCTAATATAACACCGACGCTTCCTCCAACTGAAACTGTCTGAGTTTGTAGTGAACCTCCAGCAGCAACCTCTATTATTTTTCCGACATTATTTACCGCTAAATTATATGCGGCTGTACCTGTTTTAGTACCTTGTCCATACTGACCTAATATCGCAGATCCCGGATCATTATTAACTCCTAACGTAAGTATGTTAGAGCCACCTCCTTGAATATTTAAGTCAGTTGTAGTAGAATTAATAATAGAAGGATTACCTAAGGTTTGACTAGCGCTAAATTGCAACTCGTTAGTGCTCGAATTCGCACGTAAGTTTAAAGTCGGATCACTAGCATTCTCATGAATATCTACGCTATATTGAGGAGAAGGAGTTCCAATACCTATATTTAAATTTGAATCAACAACAAGATTTGCATCACTAGTTATCTGTTTTGTTGCCTGTCCACCTGCAGCAGCATAAAATGCTAATCCTCCGCCTAGCCCATTAAAGGTTGTAGCTCCATCATTATCTATTGTTATTTCTGTAGCTGATGTTCTAGTTAGCGTTATACCGGTTCCTTCTGTTAAACTAACAGTAGAGTCTGTTCCTGCAGCCGCATCTAAATTTAAAGGAACACTAGATCCTGCTTTAGTGCCAGCGTTTAATGTGTACGTGTCACCTGAAGCATCTACATAAGATTTTGTTGCGGCATCTTGAGCGCCTGTTGGATCAACTACGTTTGTTATTTTATTAGTAGCCATACTAAGTTGGCCACCTATAGAAACCGAAGTACTTGCGGTGATTAAATCGACAGTATCTCCAGAAGAAATTGATCCAGAACCTGAAACATAAACTAATTGAGTCCCATTTAGACCACCTCCTGAACAGTTAGGACAATAACCTATACGTATAGTAGATGCGCCATTGGCTGCATTTTGACCCGCAGGCTGAGTAAAGGTTAATGTTCCTCCTCCAGAAAACGTAAAAGTAAAAGTTATATCCGTTGAATTTGTATTATAAGGAGGAGTAAATGCAGGCCACCCTGTAGCATTTCTGAAAATATCCGCTTGAGCTTGACTACCAAAATCTACATAAAACTGAGAAAGATCATTTGCTCCAGTCCCAAAAGGATTAGAGGAAAGTGAAATAGGAAGCGAAACAGATCCACTACTTGGAGTTGCTGGAATAAAACCCGAGCCTACGTTTAAAGTGATGGCAGACTGAGTGCTTTGACTAACTATTGAATCTCCTATAGCGTTAGCTGATGTAAATAAAGGAATATTTCCAATTGTAGGTGTCCCGCTCTCAACTACTGCTCCGGGTGCTGATATTACTATATCATTTGTTGCCGCCGTTCCTGTTACAGTTATCGCTCCTGTACCAGAAAAAGCTATTCCGCTATTTGCCGCTGTACTCCCTGGTTTAGTTCCAGTAAGAGTTAAAACAGGAGATACACCATCTGCTGTAGTCATAGCATAAGTTGTATCTAAATTTAAGGGAGGTATTTGAACATTTAAGTCTCCAGCAACCTTATACCCCACTACCTTATCTATAGTAGCCGCGTCTGTTGCGTTTGTGAATTGAGAAAATTTTACTGCCATTTTATTTTCTTGTATTTTTTATTATTATTGTTCTGTTATCATGTCTTCGTTAGGTAATCCCGTTCCATCTTCCGTAATCATCTGCAAACCTAATTCAGTTACTATATCTTTAATACCGATGGGCGCAGTCCCTTCAGGCTGATTGAATCCAATGAAATTCGCTATCGCTATAAAACTAGGCATATTACATATTAACTAAAATTATGTCCTGCAAATGTATGGACTCCGTTTCCTACTACTTCTATTTCTTTAGACGCCCAACCATAAGGGGAGGTTTCTAGATCATTCCAAAGTACGTCTACTGAGTATTTAGTACTACGCACTCCTTCTGTTTCTACTTCTCCTTCTTCATTGTATGTGGGTTCTGTTGTCCACAGATAACCTAGTTTAACTATAGCATGTTTGTGGTTTGGTACATCGTTACCATCTTCATCTTGAACGTGTGGCAGAGCGTCTATCTTAGACTGTACTTTTTCCTCTGAATCAAATTCGTATTTCTTAAATAAAGTTGCCATATTATGTTGTTAATGATGCTAATTCTGCGTCTGTTAATGCAGTGTTAAATACTTTTATTTGTTTTATTTTTCCATAGAAAGGAAAATTACTACTTGGGTTTCCATAATTACAATCTAATTGATTTAATCCTGAAATCATTGTTGCAGAGGTATCTTGATATAATTTAGAGCCATTTACATAAAAAGAAACATCATTTTCCTTGTACTTAACTGCTAATTTTACATTTGTATTTGTAGCATTTACATTACTAATATAACTTGCTTGAGTACTACCATTACTTATTAAGAAAAAATATACATTACCTGTGTCATTTCTTAATCCTACAAATAAAGTGTTTGATGAATTTCCTGCATTTATTGAAATCATACGATAATTATCAGTATCAACAAACCCACTAATCTCCGCAAACAACACCCCTTCTGAATCGTTAAATAAGGTTGAATTACCTGCACCTGAAGCTGTTTCTGTTACTCTTGTAACATCTGCACTACCTGTTTCAATATAACTTGTCCCATATTTTCCAACCTCAATCTGACCACCATACCAAAACGATGTGCTTGTTCCGTCTTCAATTACACTTGTACCACCATCTGAGTTTGCAACGTTCCAAGAAAATTGCCCTACATTATCTGTCGGACTTGCAGGAGCCGTGACTGCAGCACTTAAACGATACCATCCATTACCATAATCTTCTATTTTTGTTGATGTGTGATTTGAACTTATTGTGCCTAAAGTACCGTTTGATATGTTAAACCAAGTATCTCCATTCATATCTGACTGAAAACTTTTAGAATTAAAATATATAAAATCATAACTTGATTTCTTAACAAATATTGACATAGCTTTGCTTGTAGATGCAGGTATTGTGTGATTGTTTGTACCATTGTTTCTCATCCGTACACCTACTTTCTTTAGACTTCCACCACTATCTGTTGTCAATGTCCAAGCATCATTACCCGCACCTGTTGGACTTGTAATGTTTTTATCTGAACTTGTAATACTTACACCGTTTACTTCAGCCCACCAAGTATTATTGACTAAATTGTTACTTTGTTGAAATACATTTGTTCTTGACGGTTCAAGTAAGATGTGTCCTGAACTGTCTCCAACATAATCTATTCTTGGCACTCCAGAAGCCGCTGTTTGTAATAAATTGTTACTACCTAAAAACGTAGCTGTTGATGCTCTTGTAAAAGTAAAGTTTTGGTCAAGCGGTTTATTAGCATTAATTTGTCCTGATGCTACTGAACTTGCAGGTTCAAATATTAGACTACCGACAGGCGCAGCAGTCCCTTCAGGTTGATCGAATCCAATAAAATTTGCTATCGCTATCAAACTAGGCATATTATATGTTTGTAATTATTGCAATTACCAGAGCGCAACTATGTTAGTAGCTGTAGTTCCTCCTGTAGCCCATACTTTTAAAACTTGAACAGGAAAGAATGTCCCGGTATTTACACCTACAAATGTAAGATCATCACCACCTACGGTAGTTACTCTTAAATCTCCTCCAGCTCCTATATATAAAACAGCTCCTCCTTGAACACCCCCGTAAATAGAATATCCTGCTGGTTGAGCTGCAAATATAGCATCTTTAACTTGTAATGTAGTTCCGTTAACAACAGAAACTAACTCTGATTGAGTACCCGTGCTAGTGTTGATTATTATCATCCCTGGCTTTAAACCACTTAAAGTAAAAGATAGAGTAGCTGGATCTGATGTATCTGTTCCAGTTCTATTATTATCAATAAGAAGTAAACTCCCAGCCCCTACTGCATCAGTAGTTCCTGTAGGTCCTGACGTACTAATATCAGGTATGTTTGTATTGTCACTAGGATAAACTGACCATGCTCTGCCAGCTTGTAATTTTTGGTATGCCATAATTATTTATTTTTTATAAGGAAACATTCTATTTAAAGTGTCACGTCTATCGTCACATCCGCAGCCTCCAGGAAGAACAGTCTTCACGACTTTATCTATTTTAGTGGCCCTAGTAAACTTAGCTACAGTATCCCCAAATCCTTTTGACTTCATTTTTTACATTTACATTTACCATCTTCGCACTCAGATAAAGAAAAAGTTAAGAATAAAATTATTTTATTCCACGTACATTTAATGTTTTTAATCATTTAGACTTATTTATTTTTCGCATTGTTTTAGCGAAATTATATTTTTTTGATCCTACCGGGCAACTTTTACTTCCGTATTTTTTTCCAGTACAATCCCCTAGAGTGCCTCTTTTTTTAGCTCCTTGAAAAACTTTTTGAATAAAATTTTTATCTTTAGCCATCTGCTAGCTCATATCTTTATCACTAGAGTAAGGATGCTCCCCAAAGTACTTCATCATACCTTTAGATTCATCTCTTCTAGCCTTATAGTTTTGAGACTTTTTTCCGTGCTTCGCTCCTAAAGAATCGTCTAAACGAGCATTGTAACCTTGCTTTTTCATCTTTGTGTCTTTTTGTTGACTACAAAGATACTAATATTTTCCTTTAATATTTTTAGGAGATGATTTGGTTGACCCCCCTTTTCCGGCCCATAATTTTTTACAAGACCAATACCTAGCGGTAAGTTTTGAAGTTGCCGTTGAACATTTATGTCTAGCCCGAAAAGATTTACGAGCAGCAGCAGAATAATTATGACCGTAGCCTTTTGCCCCAAAATGTATAAGCTTTTCTTTTCCTCCAGAACAAGCCTTAACCATTTTCTTTTTTCCAGCTCTGTCGCTTTTAGTAACGACATTACATTTCATTTTACTTTTATCGGCCATTATGTTGATTTTGCTTGAATCACTATCCAGTTTGATCCGTCAGACCAAACAGCAACCCCATTATATGGTTTGTTTATTTCATAAGTTGCAGCTCCATCAATTGTTTCGCCAACAGGAGCGGCAATATCAACTTTGTCTGAAGCTACTATTGTAGAATCATTTACTATTCTTAAAAAACGATAGGGTATCTCTGCCGCTGAAGGTAAAGTTAATGTATGAGTTCCTGAGCTTCCTACCCAAGTAAGGTCTATAATATTCTTTTTAGTTGTTATAGTAGAAGCTCCACCTGGAGTTACTGTCATAAACTCAGGTTCTAAAGTAGCTGTTGTTCCTGTGTATGTATAAGAAGCTATATCATCTATAGTATACGCCTCTCTTAATGTGTCTACAAGAGCAGACCCTTTATCTACAGTGTCTACTACAGGTGCTACTCCATGAAATTTTGTTCCAGTCGGTATTGTGCTCATGCGTTTCTTACAGTTGAAGTGTTTTTTATAAATTGAGTTTTACCCCCAGAAGCTTTTTTCTTTCTAGCTGTTGCTGCTAACGCTTTTTTACTAAGACGTTTTGCTTTCGCTAAAGGAAGACATCTGTCGGGATTTTTTTTGTTTTTACTTGTGCCACAAGCACCCTTAATCTTTCCGTCAGTTCCTATGCGAACCCACTTCTGATCACGCCATTTTTTTAGCTCTCCCATTCTTCTTTTTTAAAGCTTTAAAATCTGCTCCAGTAATTTTATTTAAAGGGTATGCAGCTTTAGCAATCTTTCTTTGTTTTTTACTTAGCTTACTCATTTCTTACTTTTTTTAGCGTAATTAGGGTCTTTGCAATATTTGCTTGCAGCCATATTTGCATAGGCCGATGGGTACTTATCAAAAGTACGCTTAGCCCAAGCAATGCCTGATGGACAAATTTTATTGCTTTTCTTTTTTAATCTCTTTGCCATTAATAGCTAGACTTCATTTTCTTTTCCATTCCATACCCAGGGTTGTTTTTAACTGAGCCCCGCATAGTGCTTGCAAATTCTTGAGCTTGAGCTTTTCCCACTGCATTATAAGGAAATGTTTTTGATTTTATCGTTCCGCTATTTGGGCATTTGTATTTTACTGTTGGCATAATTTAAGCTTTTATTTTAGGTTTTTTACTTAAGAATATAGTTCCAAATTCACCGTCACTACTTATAATTCTCTTAGGTGAATTCGATTTTATTTTATCTATAGATTTATTTTTAAATGATATATTATCATATTCTTTTTTAGTCAAGGTGTCTTGATTTCCGTACTTAAGATGTCCTACTGGATATTTTTTTTGTTTTGCCATTTTATTTTTAATAAGTTATACTTGTATTCCAATGATTAGTGTTCTTATAATATCGAACATTACTTTTTTCTTCTTCAAAGTATTCAATCAATTGAGCTAGATTCATATTTAACTCAGTGATTTGTTTTTTTAACTCTTGACTAGATAATTCATTTGACGGGTTCTGTGCAGTTCCTTTCATAATTTGTATCTTTACAGCAAAGGTAATGAATAAAATTTAATCAAATGAACAGGCAGACAGAGGAAAGGGCTTTGGCTAGGCCCATGATAACCAATTATTTAAAATACTGGAGAGTTATTAAGTTTTGGGTTCAAGAGAAATACAAGCTGACAAGCGGAGAATTAGACATGCTTTTATTTTTACATGACGAAGAGATATTCGGACATGAAAAATATAATGAATTTAATGAGCTACTAAGTTGGAATAAAGGTAGGCTAAAAAAACTTATAGACGAAGAATGGATAGAACCTTGGAGACAAGGAAACGGAAAGAGAGGAAGTAAGGCTCTTTACGAAGTGTCCTACAAAACAAAACGCGTGGTTAATTCTATCTATAAAAAATTAAGCGGAGAAGAAATACCTGAGTCCCTAATGAACAACCCTATTTTCTACAAGAACGTGAGTTTTAAAAGTAAGGTTTATAAAAATTTTATTATTCAAATGAATAAAGACCTTAGAAAAATGAGAGCTAGTAAAAGAAATAATCAATTATAATACCACTACAATATCATTCTCTGATATGATGGTATAGGCCGTTCCGTCAATCAGCATAGTATAACCAGATCTTTTGTCGTAATATATAGAGTCGTTTTCTTTTATAACGTTTACATCAGTCCCTGGCTTTACAACCAATCCTTTTTTATATCTCAGATTACTAGCATCATCCGCGCTAAGTAGTAGTCCACTTTCAGTAACTATTTCCTCCTCTATACTCTTAATAACTATATTTTTTCCTATTGGCTTCATAAATTAAATTTTATTTTTTTCCACATACCTGACAATCAGATAGATAGCTAGAATGCAATCTACCGCATGAAAGACAATTCCAACTTCCTTCAGCGTCTAAAGGCTTTCTGACCGATAATATTTCAGGATTTACTTTTATATCGTTAATGCTTTCATTATCTGAATGCCCTGAAGAATTAATTTGCTTAAGTTTCTCTATGTAAAGAGAGGCATCAAATAACTCCTCCTGTAAATGATTTAAAAATACATAAAAGCCGTCAGGGCTATCGAATAAAGTGGTGTTATATTTTCCTATCCCTAGCTTACTTCTAGAGTCTAATTTTTTTTTAACTAACTCAACTATTTGATCTTTTTTCATAAGTATAAATATACTAAATAACCAAACACAACGTTTAAATTTACTATAACAATATTCCATTGTTTTGCTAAATAGCACTGGGGTATTGACAATAATCCACCTATCACATAAGTTATTGCTCCTATAGGATCCGGAAGTAAATAAGGGGATATCATTATAAAGACAGCGCCAGAATAAGCAATTCTATTAGCCATCCTCTCCAAAGGCGTAAGCCTTCGATTTTTTACTAAGCTTTTAAGGAACTTATTCAAGGTATTTTTTTAAATACATATTTTAAAAATTCCCATACAACAATTACAGTTATTATCTCTTGTATTCCCATAATATTTATTTTGCTTCAAAAGTTCTCGCCATAGTTACAATAGCATTGGTAGAAAGTATAGTTGTAGCTACCGAAACTGCATTCTGTAAAGCTGAGCTCGTTACTTTCATAGGATCAATAACACCCATCTTTATCATATTTCCAAACTGACCTGTCTTAATATTTTGACCATGCCCAGAGTGTAGATCTTTAAACTCTTCAAAGTTGAGGTCTCGCCCTGCATTTTCATGTATTTGTTTGATTGGAGTAACAAGAGCCTCTCTTAATATATTTAAAGCTGTCTTTTGAGAATCGCTACTATACTTGTTAGGGTCTAAAGCTAAAGCGGCATTGGCTAAAGCAACTCCACCACCTGGTAAAATCCCCTGCTCCAAAGCAGAACGTACTGCGCAAACGGCATCGTCAACTCTATCATATAATTCCTTTTGCTCAAGATCAGTTTGACCGCCAACACTTATAGTTCCTATTCCTCCGGCAAGTGAAGCTATTCGAGAAAGAATAAACTCACCATCTTCTTTTGTCTTTGCTATCTTATGAGAATCCTTTAACTGAGATATCCTATCGTTTATATCAGAATCATTAACGTGATCGCTGTCTCTAATTATTAATGTAGAATCTCTACCTATAATAACTTTTGAAGCTTTACCCAAATCACTCATCTTAATTATACTAAGATCATCTCCGGTAGAAGCAGAAAAATAATTTGCGCCTACACTTAAAGCTATATCATTTAGAAGCTCTTCCTTTTTCCAGCCAAACTGTGGAGGGACTATTTGACATAGTTGAAGATCGTTCTTCTGAACATTAGCCGCAAGTGTGTTTACTACATTAGTAGAACATGGCGCAATTATTAATAGTTTTTTCTTTTCTGCGATGATAGGTCTAAGAACTGTCTCTATATCTAATATATTATTTATATCAGAATCTGATACTAATATATAACAGTCCTCCAATACACACTCATCTTTTTTATGGTCGTTAATAAATAGCGGAGAACCTAATCCGCGATCAACCTTAATTCCATTTGTGGTTTCAAATGTAGTCTCAGATCCCTGAGATTTCTCTACAGTAACAACCCCATTATTTCCAACACTCTTATAAGTGTCCGATATTATCTTCCCCACCTCCTTATCATTGTTGGCAGAAATAGTAGCAACATCCAATAACCTTTTATTTGTTACAGGCTGAGATTGCTTCTTTAATATTTTTATTATATCATTAGAGATATTAGACATCTCCCTTAAAACTTCCGTTCTGTTCTGATCATCACCTATATGACTAAACCCATAATAAGAAAGGGCCTCAGCTAATACAATAGCAGTTGTAGTTCCATCACCAGCACTACTCGCAGTATTGTTAGCAGCCTGACGCATCATCTGTACCGCAAGATTTTCAACAGGGTCTAGTAAATTTATACTCCTAGAAACTGTAACTCCGTCCTTAGTAACAGTAAGTCCATTAGTATGCTCTGGTGATTCTATAAGAACAGTCTGACCCATCGGACCTAAAGTGCTCTTGACAGCATTTGCCATCTTAGTTATTCCATTAAGTAATTTCTTTTGTGCCTTGTCCGCGAAGTGCAGATCTTTTGGTGAGTATCCTCCAGATTGATTCATTTTAAATTAAATTTGATTACAACAAAGGTAATAAAAAATATTACAAGACATTAAAAGCTTATGTAGAAATGTAGAAAAATGTATAAAAAAGCAAAACTTATTTTCTTATATAAGAGATTACCTATTTTATTATTTTTAATTTTCTTATTTCTAAGTAAAAAATCAACATTTCAACATTTGATATTATCAATCAATAACTTAGCTAAAAAAAATCAACATAAAATCTACATGAGAATGTAGATAATCAACATTTTTATACTTTATGTGATTTAAAAATTATATTAGTTTGGTTGGATCGCAAACAATTCACAAACATTTATTGATTGTACTTAAATTTATTGCATAAAAAAACCGCTAATAAAGCGGTTAATTTAAGTTTTAATATATATTTAAAATATTTTTCTGTATTCAGACCTTGCAATTCCATCAGCTATCATATCAACCTTATCGTTGTACTTAACCATTTTTCTTAATTGAGCAGCTTGTTCAATTCCTGTGATTGAATTAGGCCTAGAGTTTTGAAGTCTACCATCTTTTACATACAATCCGTCTACGTAATCTTTCATAATTAATATTTTAAAGTTATTCCTATAAGTCCAATATATATATTTATTTCAGACCAGTCATGATTAACATCTCTAGAATAATAAGCCCAACCTAATGTAAACCCTACGTTTAATCTGTTGTGAAATTCTATCTGCCAATCCATAGGCAAAGATACAAAAATATTAGATACACGGGAGTATTACATAATATACTATTATACGCAATGCTGCCCCCAAAAAAAAGTTGATATTTAAAAATGGGTGGGGGGTAACTTTTAAAAAATTTCCTCGGATTTTTTTGGCTTTTTGCCTAGGCACCCCCGCGCACCCCGTCCCCGTTTCGCCCCCCGTCCCCGTTTTACGCGGTTATTTTTTGCGGTCCTCTAGCCGTTGGAACTGTTGGACCTACAAACATTCCAGGGATCAAAAAAAGTTTTAAACCCTTTGCACGTTTAAACCTTCCCTTTTATACCCCCAAACCAAGACAAATAAATAAACAAAGAAAAAAAAATATCGCTCGGGAACCCGCGCCAGGACTAGGATTTTAAAAAAACTTACAAATAAATTTGGATATTAAAAAAGTTTTACTGTATCTTGCAAAAGATTTGAAAACGAAACGCAAATTAAAAACTGACAAAATGAGAAATTCAATCAAAGAAGAGTTAAAAAATTACTTAGACAATTTCATTAAAGATTTGAGAAGTGATATTCATGAAATTTATGACGGGCAAGAATTACATCACAAAGCATTTAATGAAGATTACTATATAATCGGTTATTATCAGGCGGAACAGTGGTTAAAAAAACATGATGTTTCAGTATTTGAGGCAATCAATTTCGTTCAAGACTACGAGCGCGAAACGTTCGGAGCTGATGCCGTGAGAAGCTACGACAACGCCGAAAGCCTCGTAAATATGCTCGTGTATATTGTAGGCGAAGAGGTGACAATGCAATTAGATT